GCCGGTGACATCATCGAGTTAAAAGTTCAGGAATACGTTACAGAAGATAGCAGCACAGGACTAATATCGTTAGGAGCATATACAAGGTCCAGCGCGGCTACGACCGCCGCTTTAGTTGCGACCGATATCGCTGCAACAATCAACGCCGGGACATCTACTCATGGCTACACAGCTTCAGTAAACACGGCTACCGTGACCATTACAGCGCGTGACGGTATGGGTATTTTCCTTAACTCTGGCACTCCTATTACTGCTACCATTACCGGGACTATCGCCGGAACTATCACGCAATTCTCTGGCGGGGCTTACTCAAAGCTTTCTCAGTGGCATTACCATATCAGCGAATATTTCCGTATTCAGCCGAAAGGCGAGTTATATATTGGTATGTACGGCGTGCCATCTACGTATGACTTTTCAGACGTTCAAACGGTTCAAAACTACGCTACTGGTAAAATAAGACAGTTCGCGGTTTTCTGTGACGGGACAACCTATACAAGCGCAAAAGTTCAAGCGGCTCAAACAATCGCAGCGACTCTTGAAACGGCGCATATGCCATGTTCAATCCTGGTAACGTTTGACTACTCAGCGGCTACTCTTAGTGCTCTTGCTGACCTTAGCGGTTTAAATTCTCCAAAAGTTTCCGTAGTCATTGGACAGGACGGTTTTGCTACCGGATACAGAATTTACAAAGCTACCGGCCGTTCGATTACAAACTTAGGTAACGTTCTTGGGGCTGTTTCTTTTGCGAAAGTAAGCGAAGATATTGCTTGGCTTGGCAAGTTTAACTTGGCCGCGGGTGAAGAGTTGGATGTTCCAGCTTTCGCGAACGGCGTTCAGGTTTCAGCAAGCTCTACTTCACTTTTAACGTCGCTCGACACCAACCGGTATATTTTCCTTTTAAAGCAAGTAGGATATTCGGGTACTTATGTAAACGACTCGCACACTTGCGTTCTTGAGTCAAGCGACTACGCTTATATCGAGAACAACAGGACAATCGACAAGGCTATCCGCCTTCTCCGTGTAGCTTACTTACCTAGTCTTAACGGTCCGCTCGTTCTTAATTCGGACGGTACATTAACAGACGTAGATGTCGCGAAGTTCGAAGGTGTTGGAGAGACTGCCCTTGACCCAATGGTGAGGGATCAGGAGTTGTCCGACAAAGCGGTTACGGTAAACACAACTCAAAACATTCAGTCTACTAATCAGTTGGCCGTTTCGGTTGATCTGATTGGTATCGGTGTAGCGAGAAACATAGATATTAAAATTCAATACGTTCAAAGCATATAATAAATGGCGACAACAGCAATAGTTCAAGGAGTTGCATACAGTTGGGGTAATCTATCGATTGTCCTCTACGGCAACGTTGTAATAGGAGCAACTAAAATCTCTTATAAAGCCAAGCAGGAAAAAAAGAACGGCCACGCATGGGGAAACAAGCCTGTGTATCGCGAATACGGAAATTACGACTACGAAGGCTCAATAGAAATGTACTTTGATGAGTGGAAGAAGATTATCGACGCAAGCCCTAACAGGGATCCGCTCCAAATTGAACCAAGCGACATTCAGATAGTTTTTGCTGGATCACGAGTTCTTCCAACGGGTGATACCTTAAACTACGTGGAATTTATGGAAAATCCGTTCGACGGAAGCCAGGGCGACACTTCTTTTAAAGTGAACATTCCTTTACTAATCGGTGACATCAAAAGATAATGGAAAAGGCAGAGATAATCGATAAGTACAAAGCGATCAGCGAAGAAAAGGCTAAACATCTTTCCGAGGTCCTAAATACGCGGGTAACTCCTTTTCTGTTTATTCATGAAAATGAGCCGGTGTACGGTTACTTAAAAGAACCTGCCAGGCTTGACAAAATGAGAGCGATTGATCTTTATGAGATTTCTAAAACTCAAGCCGGGGACCATATTGTAAGAACCTCGTTGATTCGAGAAGAAAGCGATCACAGAATCCTGGAGGAAGGGTATAAAAACGATGAAATCTATTTAGGAGCGATTGACTTCGCTTGTAAAATGGTGGTTTGGCACTCTGAGCAACTAAAAAAAAAATAACGGATGCTGAAGCTCTTGTCGCTAACGGGGAGTTTTTAAAACGTGACGCTTTAATCAGGTATCATTTTCATGAAGATCCAAACAAATTAAGCGACGAGGACTTTTGTATTCGTTGGGAACAATTAAAATTTTGTTTAAAAACAGACGGTAAATGGAAATAATGGCTGGTAGAAATATCAGCCTAATTTTTTTAAAATGGCAGGAACAGAAGAAGTAAGGTTTGTCTTCTCGATGGAAGATCACTTTAGCCAGCAAGCAAAGCGGGCCGAAGCTAATGTAGGGGGGTTACAAAAGGGCATCAGTTCCCTGGGACCTGCTATCGCCGCTGCTTTTTCTATTGGAGCTGTGACAAGCTTCGGGAAAGCCGTGATCGATTCTTATTCCCGCGCGGAGCTTTTTACTACTTCCATTAAAACCATGCTTCACGGTAACGCCGAAGAAGCTACCGCTTTAAACGATAGACTCGTTAACCTGGCTAAAACAACACCTTTTGAACTAACCGAAGTTCAGGACGCGACAAAACAATTGCTGGCCTTTGGATCTTCTGCGGGTGAAATCGAAGGGGAAATCAGAACGTTAGGAGATGTTTCCGCCGGTATTGGTGCACCTATAAAGGACATAGCTTATTTGTATGGGACTGTCCGGACCCAAGGCCGAGCTATGACCATGGATATTAACCAGTTTGCAAATCGCGGTATTCCTATCTGGAAAGAACTGGAGAAAATTACCGGTAAATCGGGATTAGCATTAAGGAAATACGTTGAAGAAGGTAAAGTAGGGTTTCCGCAGATTCAACAGGTTATGGCTAACCTCACAAAAGAAGGGGGTCAGTTCTTCAACCTGATGGAAGAACAATCTAAAACGCTCGGAGGTCAGATCTCCAACTTAAACGACGGATGGGAGCAATTTAAAGTAAACATCGGAACCACCTTCTCTGAAAATTTAAAGGAATCAATTGGGTTCTTGTCGGAACATCTCACAAAGATTAACGACGAGATGGCGCGATCAAATCGCCTTCAGAAAAGCCTGAAATCCCAAGGAGTTGGGTTGAGATACGGCGAGGTTAACCAGGGAGCGGAGTTAACCGGCGAGCTTCATCAGTTGGAAACGATCCGGGAAATGAAAACAACGGATGATGATAAGATTAACCGACTTGAAAAGCTTTCGAAATACCTAAGTAAAAATTTCCAGAAAGAAAACATTCTCAAGTTAATGGGGATTGGAGAAGGTCCGGACGCTGAAAAATATTTGCGCCGAATCGCTTTAATCAAGGGTGAGATCGCTCACTATAAAGGAGAAATCGACTTAGCTAAATCTAAGGAGCTGAACGATAAAAAAGGGGACTCCGCCAAAGATGCTAAAAAAGAAACCTCAAAGGTCAAACAGACTCAGTACACAAATATTACCATCAACATCGACAAGATGAATGAAGGAGGGATCAATATAACAACAAATAATTTACCAGCTTCCGCGGAAGACGCTTATAACTTATTCCTCAAGAGTATGATTTCGGCGGTCCAGGATGCACAAATAGTAGCGGGAATATAAATGGCTAGCGACTACATAATTAAAGGGGTCACCACAAAGATAGTCACCACAGGTCTTTATGCAGCGGGGATTCAGATCGCTCAAAAAGGCGTGGTAAGGGACAAGCCTTTGTATACTTCTAAAATAGGCACCCCGGTTTATTCAGATCTCACTATTGACGAATTTACTTACACTGTAAACGGTCAAACTTTTATAGTGCCAAAGCTCCAGTTGTACACTATGATTCTCACAACGTCGGGAGCGAAAAACATTGTAAAAACTCCTATTCAGGGACTGAAGGGAACTATAAAAGAATACATCAGCGACGGAGATGATGTAGTAATAATTGAAGGAACGATTACCGGTAAAAACGGGATTTATCCATATCAGGAAGTTGCAGACTTAAAGGCTTTGATTAACGCGCCGGTCGCTTTTAAAGTAGTGAGCAGGTTTTTGCAAAATCTGGACATCGACACCTTAGTTATAGAGACATACGATCTTCCCCAGATGGAAGGGGGATACTCCTACCAAAAATTCAAACTCTACTGCGTTACTGATATCCCTGTTGAACTAAACATTGTTTCAGAATCGAACACGACCGCATAATGCACCGCTTAATAAGCAAAATAACGATCACACAAGTTCCCTCTACCTCCTACCCGACTAGAGACGAGGTTTTTATTCTTCGATTTGTAAATAATATCGAGATAGCTTCTTCATGGCAAAACCTAACGGATACGTGCAAAATAACACTCCCAAAAAAAGTTTATCTCAACGATGGAGAAGGCAATAAAATCAACTGGTTTGGTAAAAGCATTATAGGGTCTGACGATTCGGTGCCGGTTATTCTCAGGGGCGATAAAATCCGAATAGAACTTGGCTACAACTACCCTACCGCGGATCTGGAAGAAGTTGAAGAAATGAACATTTGTTTTGACGGATATATCACAAAGATAAATCCCAAAATGCCTATCACGCTAGAATGCGAGGATAGAATGTGGCAGTTAAAACAAATCAAAACGCCTAACAAGGTCTTCTTAAATACAGAGTATTCTGTGCAGTCCATGGTTAGGGAAATGCTTGATGCGCAGGACTCAACTAAGGATATCACACTCATTACCGGTTCATTGATTGGACAAAAAATAGAAACCAATATCAACGCGGAGTTCAGGACCCAGGACGACACTATCGGAAGCGTCTTAAGTCGATTAAAAAAGGAGGCTCGACTAAACAGCTATTTCCGAAACGTTTTACAACAGGATGGTACATATAAAAGCGAGCTGCGTTGCTCGGGAATAGTATACTATCCTTCAGACAGGGAAACAAAGGTTTTTGGGTTTCAAAAAAACATTATCAGCGACGATCTCGAATTTAAACGCGTCGAAGATATAAAGCTTGGGGCCACCTGCTATTCTATAAACAAGATCGAGCTAACGACTACCAATAAAAACGGTAACAAAAAAACCAAGCACCAGCGCCTGGAAACTTTTGTAGGGGAGCCAGACGGAGAGTTAAGAACCCTTTACTTCTGGGACATACAAACTGTAGACGAGTTAAAGGAGTTGGGGAAAAGAGAGCTTCGAAAGTTCTATTACACCGGATTCTCCGGAAAGTTTACAACGTTCGGGCTTCCGAAAGTAAAACATGGGGACGAAGTGGTGTTAATCGACGACATCTTGCCCGAGCGAAATGGATCGTACCTGGTTAAGGCTGTTAGAACAACGTTCGGACAGGAAGGGTTCAGACAGGAAATAGAACTGCATTTAAAATTAAGTGAATTTACAGCAGACGAAATAGCGAACGGATTATGAGTTTAAAAACAGGTGAACTTATAGAGCTTATACAGCAAGCTGCCGGTACCTTCAATAAGGATATCGTTAGCCTGGTTGTGTGTACCGTTAACTCAGTAGACGAAGACGCTTTTACTTGTGATTGCACTCCTATTTCTGGCGTGGCAGCAACTCAAATACCAAAGGTGAAACTAAGCGCGGAAGCTAACGACGGATTTTCCTTAATTCCAAAAGTTGATAGTACGGTAGTAGTGGCGAACAGCACAAGAAACAGCTATTACGTCTTTATGTATTCTGATATCCAAAAGGTCAAGTGCTACATAGACTCAAGTAACTATTTTGAGTTCGACGCCACAAGTTTCCGATTTAACGATGGAGCTCACGGCGGTATTGCTAAAACAAGAGTGATCGAGCTAAAACTTAACGCTTTGGAAACTCAAGTGAACGCTTTAAAGGCGGTTATTGCAGCCATACTTTCTGCCGGATCAAGCTCTCCAGGAACATCGGTAACAAACGGCTCTTTAGCCGCATACTTCACAGGATACAACGTAACACCTATAACCCTTACTACTCAGGCGGAATTATCAAATAACAAAATTACTCATGGAAGCTAATGACATTTTACTTGACTCAGACGGAGATCTTTTAATCGAAAACGGAGACTTTAAGATTGGTCCCTCTGACGAACAGCACATTGAAGATATAATCAGTGCTTATCTGGGATGGTGGAAAGAGTTCCCGTCCGTAGGCGTTGGGATAAAGCAGTATCAGGCTGGGTCCGGAGTCGAACAAACTATTGAACGAGAAATAAAATTACAGTTAAAAGCGGACGGGTACACAGTTGATCGTCCTAGTGTTGAATTTGATAGTTCGGGCAGGTTGGTAATTAATCCAAATGCGATCAGATTATAATGGCAGAGATTAAAGTAAAATACGGACAAAATATTTACGACTTAGCGATACAGTCAGGATACACCATTGACAACGTGTATAAACTGATTCGTGAAAATTCCTTTATAGATTCTATCGACTTTGACTTTGAGGCAAACCCGAATAAAACGGTAGAGTACGACTCGACCTTCAGAATAGTCAACCCCCCTCAATTAACCAAAAAAAATACTTCAGCTCCGGCGAACCAGGTTACCGGCGTGATTAAAGAAAATCAGACGTGGTATGACTTGGTTTTACAATCTGGCTATCCGCTGGAAAAGGTATATAAATATCTCATAGACAACAACATCACTAACATAGATGCCGCACCCGTAGCGAGCGCTTCATTTACCTTTGAAATAAGCGAGATGAGCGACGTTGGTTTCTACAAAAAATTAAGAAACAATTCATTAACAATAACCACTGATTCAATATGATTCCTAAAAATACAATCACCAGACCCAACGATACTACCGCTTACACAACCGGAGACGTTATCAACGCAAACGGCTCTACGACACCCATCGAGCTAAGTTACTCTCAGGTGCTTGCTAATCCTTATATACTGCTCAATCATTTAATAAGCAGTAATCAATCTGGAACGCCATCTATCGATGTTTACTTTTTCTCTTCGTCTTTTACAATAGCAGCCGACAACGCCGCTTTTGCGCCAACAGACGATCAGATGAAAGACAATTTCTTAGGTAAAGTTTCTCATTCGTCGTGGAGCGCCTTCGCGGCAAATAAAAACAGCTCTGCGAAACCGGAAGCGCCTATTGGTTTACCTAACTCTAGTTCTTTCAGTGGAGACCCGAAAATCTACGCTGTGCTAGTGGCTGCCGGTGCCTATACGCCTATTGCCGAAGAGGTGATCACTATCAAAACAGATATCGCGTAAGACATGAACACGAGCCGTTTAAAATTATTCATCAGCTTCTTT